CTGCGATTGCGTATGACAACGCACAGGAAGCGTGGACTGCTCGTTACAACCACGAGACCATTGCTCTCGGCTTCTCCATCACGGAAGAGGCGGTTGAAGACAACCTGTACGATTCGCTGTCCAAGCGATACACCAAGGCGCTCGCCCGAGCGATGGCGTACACGAAGCAGGTCAAGGCGGCTTCTGTCCTGAACAATGGTTTCTCGTCGTCCTACGTTGGTGGTGACGGTGTGGCTTTGTTCAGCGCAAATCACCCGCTTGTTTCTGGTGGCACCAACAGCAACCGTCTGACGGCTTCTGACCTCAACGAGACTTCGTTGGAAGCGGCTGTCATCCAGATTGCTGGTTGGACGGACGAGCGTGGACTTCTGATCGCGGCGAAACCCGGCAAACTCATCGTCCCCCCGGCGTTGATGTTTACCGCTAAGCGTCTCCTCGATACGGAACTCCGCGTGGCAACTGCGGACAACGACATCAACGCTCTCAAGGCGATGGGGTCGATTCCCGGTGGCTACACGGTGAATCACTACCTGACGGACACGAACGCTTGGTTCCTGACCACGGACGTTCCGAATGGTATGAAGCACTTCGTTCGTACCCCGCTGGCTAACTCAATGGATGGGGATTTCGATACGGGCAACGTGCGGTATAAGAGCCGCGAGCGTTACTCGTTCGGATGGTCTGATCCGCTGGGCATGTTCGGTTCGCCGGGCGCGTCCTGATGAGTCTGGGGAGGGGGGCTTCGGCCCCCCTTTCCTTTTTAGGTTTCTAGGCGTATATAGGGTCTATCGGGAAAAATTTTGCTTACCAGACAGACCCGACTGACGACATGCAGACTGGTAAGCACAACTCGCATGTGAGGTATTTTCAATGAGTCGTACGACATTTTCCGGCCCGGTGGCTTCCGACAATGGTTTTATCGGCGCTATCGACTCCGCTTCTGCCACGATCACCAATCTGGTCTGCACGACCCTGACGATTGGTAGCACTAAACTGACGACCGGTTCGGTCTCGGGCACGGTGTCGGTTCAGGCCGGACGCATCCCGGTTCTCATCGGTAGCACCACGCTCTACATCGGTCTGTACGCCAGTCTCGTCCCGTAAGATTTCGTGGGGGGCGTAAGCCCCCTTCATCCATTACAGGAGACGGAGAATGGGTATGCAAACAGATGTTTTAGCCAGTAAAGTCCGTACGGACGCTGGCGATTTGTTGGATCAGAATAGCCTTGTTATCGGGCGTAGTCGCGTCAAAGCGATCTACATTGTTCCTGATTCGGGTGCAGGTACGGTGACGTTCCGTGACGGCGGGGCTAGTGGCCCAGTCAAAATTGTGGTGAACACCAAGGCAAGTTCGACTTCTGCGGACTACACCCTGATGCCGGGTGAAGGATTGCTCTTCCAAACGAGCATCTACATCGTCCCGTCAGCCGTAGTTTCAACGATGGTGATCTATGGCTAAGTCCCCTGCTTGGCAGCGCAAGGAAGGGAAAAACCCTGCTGGCGGCTTGAATGCCAAAGGCAGGGCGTCTTACAACAAAGCCAATCCGGGTAAGCCGGGTCTGAAGCGCCCTCAGCCTGAAGGTGGTTCTCGTCGGGATTCGTTCTGTGCCCGTATGAAGGGCATGAAGCGCAAACTCACGAGCGCCAAGACGGCTAACGACCCTGACAGCCGGATCAACAAGTCGCTCAGGGCGTGGAAGTGCTGACATGCCCAGTAAGTCCAAAGCGCAGGCCAATCTGATGAGGGCTGCTGCTCATAACCCAGCCTTTGCTAAAAAAGTCGGGATCCCGGCTAAAGTGGCGAAGGAATTCACCAAGGCCGACAAAGGCCGTAAATTTGGGAGTAAATCGAAATGAAAGAGTCCAAGGCTATGATGAAGAAGGAAGTGTCGTTCATGAAAAAGAAGGGCGCTCCGAAGTCCATGCTCAAGCACGAGATGGCTGAGATGCGTGGCAAGAAGGGCATGATGGGTGGCGGTATGCCCGGTTATAAGCATGGTGGCAAGGTTCATTCTTCTGCTTCCAAGCGTGCTGACGGCGTTGCCCACAAGGGCAAGACCAAGGGCAAGATGGTCAAGATGCGCTATGGTGGAACCTGCTAATGGCTAAAAGCATTGATGCTATGTCTTTTGACGACGCTTTTAAGAAAAAGCGCCGCGAACTCGGTCCGGGCAAAACTTTTACGTGGCAGGGCGAAAAGTACACGACCGACAGAAAAGACGACCCAATGGACGATCTCACGCCGCGAGGCAATCTGCCGTCGTCAGAAGACGACGTGACGGAAGGCGGTCCTACGCAGCGTAACAGTCCGCGACGTACCCAAAAGCGTAAGGGCGTCTCGCTTCCTAGCGATCGTGCTACGGGATACCGTAGTCAAGTGGAAGAGACCGGGATGACGCCCGAAGAACGTTCCAACGCAGTGGGTAAATTTGCTCTAGGTGCTGCTAGTCTGCTTCCTGCAGGGCGTAATGTTGTACGTGGACTTCAAACTGCCAAACGTCGTTACGATATCGGTAGGCGCGTTGATGCTATGACTGAAGACCAGCAGAAAACCGCTATGATGAGAGCCGCACGGGAGGCTCGTGAAGTTGACGGTATGCGGTCTGGAGGTTCCGTGGAAAAGTTTGGTAAGGGTGGTATGCCTGATCTGACCGGTGACGGTAAAGTAACCCGCGCTGATGTCCTCAAGGGGCGTGGCGTGTTCAAGCGCGGTGGCAACGTGAAGAAGTACGCTTCCGGCGGCTCCGTCTCCTCGGCTTCCAAGCGTGCTGACGGTATTGCCGTAAAGGGTAAAACCAGAGGGAAGTTTGTATGAAACGCACTCCGAAGTTCGGGCCTCGCTATGGTATGAAACGTTTTAACGAAGGCGGATCCGCTTCCAAACCAGAAAAGAAATCTTCTGGCTTCAAGGACGTGCTTGGAACGCTATCTCCACTTTTCGGGATGCTGAGTGGGCACGGTGCCTTTGGCAAAAACGACCTTGGTATTCTTCCTGCTCTGGCTCGCCGTGAGCGTAAGCGCCGTGCTGACGGTAGTGAGATGACCGAGGCTGAAGAGGCTGCAGAAGGCGGCGCACCGCCGACTATGCGTCGAGGCGGTAGGGTCAAAAAGAAGGCTTCTGGTGGCTCCGTCTCCTCCGCTTCCAAGCGTGCTGATGGCTGTGCCGTAAAAGGTAAGACCCGAGGCAAGTTTGTATGATGCCTTCCCGAGGCATGGGTGTGATCGCTCCTAGGAAAGTCCCTCGCGCCAAGCGGCGTGGGGACGACAAGCCCGTTGAGGGTACTGGGAAGCCGATCCGCCATGCCGAGGGCGGTAAGGTAAAGAGCAAGGTCAATCAGGCGGGTAACTACACCAAGCCGGGTATGCGAAAGAGCCTCTTTGAGTCAATCAAGGCTTCAGCCACGCAGGGTACTGCAGCAGGGCAATGGAGTGCCCGCAAGGCACAGTTGTTGGCTAAGCGGTACAAGGAAAAGGGCGGCGGGTATAAGTCATGAAAGCCCCGCAGCAATCGCTCAAGGCGTGGACTCAGCAGAAATGGAGAACGAAAAGTGGTAAACGATCTTCTGACACGGGTGAAAGATACCTACCAGAGGCTGCGATCAAGGCTCTCAGCCCTTCTGAGTATGCCCGCACCACCGCTGCCAAGCGTAAAGGGAAAGCCCAAGGTAAGCAGTTCGTCGCGCAGCCCAAGGGTGTTAAAGAAAAAGTGAAGCCGTACAGACGGCGAGGGATGTAAATGGCCGACAAAACTACAGCCACAACCGACTTCAACCTTGATCTTAATACGATCATTGAGGAGGCTTTTGAGCGTTGTGGGGCTGAGTTGCGTACGGGTTATGACTTCCGTACGTCCAAGCGTAGCCTTGCCTTGTTGTTCATGGACTGGGCGAACCGGGGTATTAACCTTTGGACGCTTGAGACGGGTACGCAAACCCTAACCTACAACCAAGGCACGTATGACCTTCCTGTCGATACGGTTGACCTGCTTGACCATGTGATCCGTACAGGCACGGGAACGAACCAACAGGACATCAACATCTCGCGTATCTCCTCCAGCACGTATCTTTCCATCCCGAACAAGAACGCGACGGGTCGCCCCATCCAGATCTGGATCAACCGGCGTACTGGAGCCACGGGTGCTGATAACGTCATCGTGTACCCGCAGTACACGGTATGGCCGAAGCCTGATAACACGACCACTTGGACGCTTGTCTACACGCGCCTTGTGCGGATGTTTGACCCCGGTGTGGGTTCTAACGGTCAGGACATCCCGTTCCGGTTTATGCCCTGCTTGGTAGCGGGGTTGGCCTACATGCTCTCCATGAAGATTCCGGGTGCAGATGTCCGCACACAGATCCTGAAAGCCCAGTACGACGAGGCTTGGGACTTGGCGGCAGGGGAAGACCGGGAGAAGGCGGCAGTGCGGTTTGTGCCGCGTGAGAGTTTCTTGGGTGGCTACTAATGCCAAATCGGTTTGCAAGTGGCAAACACGCTATTGCGGAGTGCGACCGGTGCGGATTCCGGTACAAACTTCGTCAGTTGAAGTCTTTGGTGATCAAGACCAAGAACGTAAACATCTTGGTCTGCCCGGAATGCTGGGAGCCTGATCAGCCGCAGTTGTCGCTGGGCCTCTACCCGGTGGATGACCCGCAGGCGCTTAGGAACCCAAGACCTGACCTGAGTTACTTTGAAGAAGGCAACAACGGCGCAGGCGGTAGTAGAATGATCCAGTGGGGCTGGAACCCGGTTGGCGGGGCGAGTTCCTACGATGTAGGGTTAACCCCTAATACGCTCGCTCCGGCGGGTGAAGTAGGGACTGTAACGGTCGTAACGACCTAGGAGATTGAGATGAAGAATGGTATGCGTAAGATTGCGCGAGAAGAAGTTGGCAAGCACGAGCGTGCCATGCATGGTACGAAGAAGATGCGTGCTGGCGGCAAGACCAACACCGACATGAAGAAGTACGGTCGTGGTATGGCGAAGGTGATGAACCAGCGCAGCCCGATGCGTGGCTCCAGCGGCCCGAGGTAAGCCTTATGAACAACATGAACAAGATCAAGCCAAACACTGATTCAACGGGTCGCAATGGCTACCCTGAGAAGGATGTGAACAAGGGCGTCACCCACATGAAGATGAAGGGTGCCGGGGCTGCGACGAAGGGCACTAAGTTTGTCTCGCAGATCAACCTTGAAACCAACATGAAGTACAGGTCGGGCTGGTCGCCGTGAACTATTCGGCATTGGTGACGTTGATCCAAGATTACTGTGAGAGCACAGAGTCTTCGTTCGTCTCCAATATCCCAACGTTCGTACAGTTGGCTGAAGAGCGGATCTATAACTCCGTTCAGATTCCTGCTATTCGCAAGAACGTGACCGGGACGATGACTATTAACTTACAGTACTTCCAGTTGCCTTCGGACTGGCTCTCAACGTTCTCGTTAGCGGTGATCGACCCTACTACGGGCGATTACGAGTATCTGCTCAACAAGGATGTGAATTTCATCCGCGCTTCGTATCCGCCGCCTAACTCGTACGGCAAGCCTAAGTACTACGCTATTTGGAACAACGCCAGCATGATTCTTGGGCCAACCCCGGATCTCGCGTACACGGCTGAACTGCACTACTACTATTACCCGGCTTCAATCGTGACGGCAGGTACGTCATGGGTCGGGGATAATTTTGAGACTGTGCTTCTCTACGGTTCGCTCCGTGAGGCTTACACCTACCTCAAGGGTGAGGCCGACATGATGCAGTATTACGACCAGAAGTATCAGGAAGCCGTAGCGCAATTGAAGCGCCTTGGCGATGGTCTGGATCGTCAGGATGCATATCGTTCTGGTCAGGTTAGGGTGCAAGTGACATGAGTTTTGCAGGCGACATGAGTCTGGGCAACGTGTTTGTCCAGACAACAAGCAACCGGGGCTATACCCCGGAAGAGATTGCTGAACGGGCGACAGCCCGCATCCTTCGTATACAAACGCAGGAAGAACTAAACCGGGTGCTGGTAAAGTACCTGCAAGAAGCGCAGGAGTCTGAAAGGATGAATGTGCGACGGTATTTGAACGAAAACGGTTTCAGTGACGCGGCTTCGCGTTTAGGAGATTAAGAATGGCTATCACTCAGGCTATGGTGACTTCGTTCAAGGTTGAAATCCTTGACGGGTTCCACAACTTTGGTTCAGGCGTTGTCCGTGCTTCGACGGCTGCAGATACGTTCAAGATTGCCCTGTACACTTCTTCGGCTACATTGGATGCGTCCACAACGGCGTATACAACTTCCAATGAGGTGTCTTCGTCTGGCACGAACTACGTGGCGGGTGGCAAGACCTTGACGATCTCGCAGGCTCCAACCTTTACGAGCACGACTGCGTGGCTCGACTTTGATGACATCACTTGGGACAGTGCTACGCTGACTTCCAACGGCGCATTGATCTACAACGCGACTCAGGGCAACAAGGCTGTTGCGGTTCTGGCGTTCGGCGGGGATAAAACCTCGACCGCTGGTAACTTCACCATCCAGTTCCCGGCTGCGACTTCGACGACTGCTATCCTTCGTATCGCCTGATTAAGTTAGGCAAAGGACCGTGGCAGGCGTAATTGTCGCCTTTGACGGTTGGAACGCCTCTGGCGTAGGCTGGGGCGAACAAGGTTGGGGCGTAGGGCATTCTGATGTTACCGCGACTGGAGAAGTCGGTTCGGTAAGTATTACCGCGTCTGCGATTGTTGTAGTTACAGGCATTCAGGCCACTGGTCAGATTGGCGATGTTACCGTTGCTGCAGCAGCAAATGTCCCCGTCACTGGGCTTACGGCCACGGGCCAGACTGGTACCGTTTTTGTCGTCACCGATCAGGTCATCACTGTCACGGGCCTCTCGGCCACTGGGGCGGTTGGGGATGTTGTGGTGGCTGCAGCGGCGGTGGCTGCGGTTACAGGCGTTGAGGCTACGGGCCAGACTGGCACGGTATTCGTTAAGACGGATCAGGTTCTTGCTGTAACTGGCCTTCAGGCCACTGGGGCGGTAGGCACCGTCACCGTCAATGCTGCTGCCAATGTCATCGTCTCGGGTGTTGCTGGGACAGGCGCGGTTGGTGACGTAGTTGTCGCAGCGGCTGCTGTGGCGGCTGTGACGGGCGTTGTGGCTACGGGAGCGGTGGGGACAGTATCTGTCGTCACGGACCAAGTCCTCTCGGTCACGGGCGTGCAGGGCACCACGGCGCTTGGTACGGTCAATGTTCTCCTTAGCATCGTCATCCCGGTTACGGGCGTCTCGGCTACCGGTGCCGTTGGCTCGGTTACTACATCTGCCGGGGCAAATGTTGTAATCTCTGGGGTATCGGCAACCGGTGTTGTAGGTACCGTAAACGTCTGGACTATTATTAATACAGACCAGAATGCAAATTGGACTGGGATAGGCACTTCTCAAACGGCGAATTGGAACGAAATCAGTACGTCGCAGAATCCAAATTGGACACAAATTGCGGCGTGAGGTAATGAAAAATGGCTAGTACTTACAGCACTAATCTTGCTATCGAACTTATCGGCACGGGCGACCAAGCCGGTTCGTGGGGTAATACCACCAATTCCAACCTCGGTACTCTTATCGAGCAGGCCATTTCTGGCTATGTGACTCAGGCTGTATCCACGGGTACAGACACGACGATCACCATCCCGAACGGTTCCAGTGGCGTTGCCCGGAACATGTACATCGAGTTGACCGGTACGGGTGGTACCAACACCAACCTGATCGTCCCTGCCAACAAGAAACTCTACTTCATCTTCAACAACTCGACCGGTGCTGTGACGGTCAAGGTGTCTGGTCAGACGGGTGTATCGGTTCCGACTGGCAAGAAGATGGTGCTTGTGTCGAATGGCACGGACATCGTCAACGGTCTTAACTACATTGCAGATTTTGCTTCTAACTCTGCGACCATCACGCACCTGTCAGCGACTTCTGCCACGATCACGAACCTCACGCTGACGAGCCTTGTCATCAGCAACCTGAGCATCGCCTCAGCCAACATCACGACCCTCACGGGATCGACTCAGACCCTCTCCGGCAACCTCACCCTCTCCGGCGGCACCGCCAACGGCGTGTTGTACTTGAACGGGTCGAAGGTGGCGACGAGTGGGAGTGCGCTGACGTTTGATGGGACGAATGGGTTTGGTTTTGGGACGGGAGGAACAGGAAGTACCACTGCTCTTTTGACTATAAAAGGGTCAAACGCGACAAACAGCGGCGCTGCCATTACTGGCACTAGAAACGGCGCTGGGTCTTGGTTTATTGGCGATGCACAAACGGCGCTTGGCGGCGGCACTTTAGGTTTTATTTATTACAATTACACACTTAACGACCCTTGGATATGGTACGACGGCGGGGCAAGCGCAGAGCGTATGCGCCTCACCTCAACGGGCCTCGGCATCGGGACGAGTTCGCCTACAGACAAACTTCAAGTTGGTGCATTTAGCGGAAATAACGTCATAACCGTTGGCGCAGGAACTGCTGGAGTCAGTTCTGTTTACTTTGGCGATGGCACTGGCGCTGACCGTTATCGTGGTTATATTGATTACGTACACACAAGTGACCGATTTGAGTTTGGAACCTCTGCCACAACCAAAGCCACGCTCGACTCCTCCGGCAACCTCGGCCTCGGGGTCGCGCCGAGTGCGTGGGGAAGCACATGGAAGGCTTTGCAAATAACCAGTTGGGCCTCACTTGGAGCA